ATTACTTTCAACATTAGTAATATTTTTGGTTTTTTGTTTAACCATAATTTTACTTACTAAATTTCCTGTATCTGAAGCTGGTGCTTCTCCTGGAGCAGATGCTCTATGTGATCTTCTAGGATTATACTTTTCGTACATTATTCCTGATTTAGCACCTGTCTGTATTGACTTAATAGCTTCTCCTCTTATTAATTGACCACCACCTTTTACTATTTCTTGAAAGTCAGGTTCAAGTTGTTTGTTCAACTGTTTAAGCTGACCCATAACTTTTTTTAAATTTTTTACTGTAAGAGTTACTTGCATTATGTACCTACATTTTCTATTGCTTCTATTGTAATATAATTTTTAAAATCATTCTGATCATTTATTTTTATTATATCAAAAGTTCTAGTTCCAAACAAGATACGCATTGTCGTAGTTATGCCATCTCTATATCTAATTAAAAATTCGTATGTATGAGGATTCTCAACTTGTCTTCCTGTTTTATCTGTAAATATTTGCTTACCACTTTTTGGTGTCATTTTAGCAAATGCAGTTATATGTGCTGATCTTCCTGTTGTATAACCACCCATATTGTCAGTAGATAAATTTGTATTCTGTATCGTAATTTTATTTCTTAATTTTCCTATATTAGATATACTCGGCATATTATCCTCCTAATATATTGTTCAATCTTATAACTCTATATGGTTGTAATAATTGACCTACTGTATAAGGAATAGAATTAACACTCATTGATGTAACCATCTCTCTATTTTCGTATAAGTGAGTTGTTAATAATTTAATCGCTTGAATTATTGGTGTTGGTACATCACTTGCGTTAGCACCATAACCTGCAACATATTGAACCTCATAAGCATTAGCTTGTCTTAATTCAGTTAATGTTGGCCAACTAACTCCATTCTTTAAAACTACTCTAGCCGAAGTAGAATCTACATCAGCAAAATAATTACTTGCCGCAAAAGTAGAGGCAGTATTATCATTAGCATAATATTTTACATGTGTAATACTAGCAACTGGTGGTTTAGGGAGAACTATATAATCTGCACTAACATTTAAATCAGGTGCAGTATAAACACCCTCCCTTAAATTTTCATCTCTGTAATAAGGTAATCTATCTAGAAATAATTGTAAGGTTTGTTGAGTGATTGCTCTACCAGTATATTCTTCAACATTATTTTGTGCAACTTTTATAAGTTCGCCAATCAATGTATCATCATCATTAAAATCTACTCTCATAAAAGATTTCTGATCTGATGTAGCTACTGCACTGGTTGTCCAAGCTGTATGTACTTTTAATCCACTCATTATTTAATCCTTATTTCTTTTTGCCAAATATTTTTTTAACAATACCTTTTGTTTTCTTTTCCATTTTAGTCACAACTTTTTTAGTTGTTTCTACCATAGATTTTTCTGCACTACCATCATTCAATAACATAGTTGCGATATTCATTTTATTAGTCATATCATAAACTTCGCCACTTTTATAAATCATAGATACAGAACCCTCTGCATTAGCACTTGCTTCTAAAGTTGCTTTCATTTTTATTTTCATAACTTATTCCTCCTTTTAAATTTTGTAAGAGTAGGGGAAGTTCAACTCTCGCTTTCCTCCCCCTACAATATAATCTACTAATGTAGATTAATTTTATTATTGGTTGGCTTGGCTTGAAGTTGGACCAGAAATTGGTCTTCCTTTAATACCAGTTACACCAAAAATAGTACCAGTTCCATGAGTACCACTAAAGTTTAAAACCACTCTAGAGTATCTTTTTGGACCAGTATAACCGATAGCATAAACTGCATTACAGTCGCCATCAGCATCTATTGTTTGCCATAAACCATTTGTTCCTACTGTTCCGCCAACAACCGAAGTGTTGGAAGTTACATCAGTAAAAGTAGAGTTGTCGTCAGATTCTTCTAGTTCAATTTCAACTTTGTTAGTTGTACTAAAAGTTATTCCATTCGCACCTACATTTACAACATGAGTAACAGTAGAGAAACCTTGTGAATCAACCCCAGTACAATCTGTATCTGCGGCTTTCACAATAGCATTTAACGATTCATCAATCGCTATGCCACTTTTTCCATCATATATTGCCATGATATTTTATCTCCTCTTATTATTAAGTTGTTATTGTAGTAAGAGCTTCAGGTAGAATTACTTGTCCACCCACTCTTCTTCTTGCTAAGTATCTAACATTACCACTTGCCGCTTGAGTAAAAGGATCTCTCATGATTGATAGATTAACTCTATCAACAATCATATAACCTCTTCTAAAGTCACCAAATAATACTGGTTTCAAACCTCCACCAACATTTGGCATATCAGTAGCTTCAACAATAGGGTGTCCTAAAATATTAGAACCTACACCCATCTGATATAATCCAGGTTGGAAGATGTATTGTCCGCCACCATCTTTAAGTTTTCTTACAGCTGAAACAGTTGATCTGTTCATAACATATGTTCCATTTCTGCCATATTCTGCCTTAACATTGTGTGCCGCACTAATCATAGAATCGCCATCAAGTGCCGCTCCACCTTTCGCAACATTATTTACATTTGCGTTAGTTAAAAGACCTTGTGGTTTTCCTACTGCGTTTCCAGATACGAAAGCATTACCTTCAGCTTTTGCAAATTGCTCTACAAACTCTGCGTTCATTTCAGATTCTAAATTGAAGACTGAATCTTCTAATTCTTGTTCTGAAATATCTACTAAAGCATACAGTTCGTGTGCAGGAATTTCTTCTAAACCAACTGAATAACCAGTTGTTTCAGCTCTTGCACCCTCTTCTGCTACCCATTGTGCCGCAAATTCGCCAGTTCTTTTAGGAACTTGAACACTTCTGTTTGTAGTAGTTCTAACTCTTGCTATTGATCTGATTGGCGAGTACTCAACGATACCTTTGATTATTTCTCTCACATACTCAGGTGGAGCAAGATAACCAGCAGTATTGTCATTAGACACAGTAAGAACTTTTAATTCTTCTGGTGCTAAAGAGTCTTTGCCTTTTCTTAACCATTTGTCAAAAACTTGAACAGCTTTTGATTCTACTGGAGAACCTTTGCCGAAATCAGGTCTTGATATAATAGTTTCTAATCTAGCCATTGCTTCTTGATTTGCTTTTGTTGAATCAGCTTGTGCCTTAACATTCTTTTCCATATCAGCAAATTTATCTAAATCACTTTCGATTTTTGATAATTTTTCTTCTGTGATAGGATCAGAGCTACCTTTAGCTTCAATCTGTTTCAATCTTTCATCATTTGTATTTTTGAAAGATTCAAAAGTTTTACCAAGAGTTTCAACAGCAGATTTTACTTCATTATTATCCATAATTGTTTCCTCTTATTTATTGTTTAAGTTTATTAGCAACTTTGAGAATTAAATCTGCTAATGTTTGTTTATCTTCAGCATCTCGCTGGTTTAAAGATTCAGATAATGCTTTCGCACCAATCTTACTCTCTGTCCGAGAAAGTCCTCCTGCCTCACGCAAGATTTTTTCCCACTCTCGAATATTTTTAGCATTACCTTTGACAGTTTCTATTAATGCACTTTCATTCATTGGGAAAGTGACTAAAGAAATTTCCATAAGATCAACTTCTTTAAGAGTTCTAACTCCTCTCTTATTTTCATTGTATCCTTGTTTGTCAGGGTCTGCTTTAAATCCTATTGACATACCATCTAATGCACCCATTTTTAAAAGTTCGTATGCTTCACGACCTTTTTGAGTTCCCATAGCTAGTTGTCCTTTAACATATAAACCTTTGTTGTCTTCGTACATATCAGTAAATATTCCGATAGGTTCGTCAGTTTTATGTTGGTATAACATTTTTACTTTAGAAGCTGGTCTTTTAGTTAATGATTTAGTGAAAGCACCTTTTTTCATAATATCATTACCTTGATCTTCGTTACCAAAGATAGAACCATAACCAGTAAATACACCTTGTGCATCTGATTTGATTTCTGTTTCAAATGTTAAATGTTTTAATTCTGTATCACATTGACAAATACCATCGTCTTGACAAACGCAAACACTTTTCTTTTTAGGTTTCTTATGGTATTTATCTTCTTCTTCTCCATAACCTTTGCTAATAGCTTCTTCATAAGCATCATGAGTTTCGCATGGCATATAAATAGTTTTACCATCTTTATCCATTTTATGCGTTCCTACACAACCTATTTCTTTTGCTTTTTCTTTAGCATCATCTATGTTATCGAACTGATCTTCTGCTCTTGATACTTTTTGCATATCATCTTCTTCCATAGCACTTGTGTCTATGAATGCTTCTGATTCAGGTTTCTTTGGTTTAGCATTAGAGCCATCACCATATTTTGCTTTAGAAGATATTACATCAGTTAAACTTTTAATAGCATCTCCCATCTTTTCAATATCACTCATTGAATATTCCTCCTTTTTGTTTTTAAATTGAGAACTACATACTGCAAGTCTTTGATCAGCATTGGGATATTCGCTAGTGCTAGTTTCATCACGCATACATCTTGACATGAAATCCTCTCGTTTCTCTTTATCTTTTGGTTTTACTAATGGCATTACTTACCTTTTTTTATTTTCATAACCTTGTTACAACATTTATCAAACCATTTGTATTTATCATTTGATCTACATAATGCTATTCCGATTATAATTCCTATTACATATTCCATATTATTTCTCCTTTATTGAAAGTCAGGTGTTCTATAAATTACAGCACACCTACAATTAATTGTTTCTGCTGGCGAACCTTTTGGATCTCCAGGATATTTTAATCTATCTCCACCTACGACAAAATTAGCTTCTAATGGAACTGTTTGTCCTGCCGCAATAGAATGTGTTAAACGAGTACGAGCATCTTGGATTGCTACCCATTCCTTGTTAGTGTTTGAAATATTCATATTGACTGCAACTTGCTCATTAGCAAAAGATGCAACTCTATGAGATTCAGTTCTTGATATAAGGTTTGCTCTATATGCACCCATACCTAAAATCATGTTTCGTAAAGCAACACTTGTTTCTTCAGTAGATAGCCCATCATTATAAGAATTAGAAATTACTTTCGCCATTCTTTTTCTAGTTGTTTCATCTATTTCAGTAACCCAAGTCGCAGTGTTTTCATCAATGAACTCTGAAAGTGCTTTATCAAAATCATCATCAAATGCCTTTAAGAATAAAGTTCCTAAAGCATAATCTCTAAATGCGTTTCCTATGATAGTGTATTGTACTTTAAAAATTAATCTCAAAGTATCTGCTTGTTTTCTTAATTCTTGATCAAGCATTATCTGACTACCATTTCTATATGCTTCTTTAATTCCTAAAGCATATTGTTTAAAATAATTTTTTAAACTATTTGACCATTGTTTTTCAAAAGGTCTTCTTAATCTATCTTGTTGATACCATGTTCTTTCTTTAACACCTTTAAATATTTTTAATTGTTTTGAGTTATAAAACATTAGTGTATCGTTTTGTTGATAGGTGTTTTTAATTCTTCTATTTCTTGCAAACTATCAAAAAGTTGTTCAGGTGTAAAATCTATGCTTTTAGTTATAGCAATATAAGAAGCATGATTTAATGCGTCTTGTCTATCATCAAAGTATCCTACAACTATTTTAACTTGATATTCATCAGTCTTTGGATTCTTTTCTATAAATAATCTTGATTCTACACTCATGTTGCTAAAGGGTGTCCACTTGGTAATAAGTCCAAGTCAAACTTGCCTCCTCTAAATTTTCCTGTTCTAACAGCAAATAAAAAAGCATTAACTCTAGCATAAGCCCACTGTTCTTCTGAAGTAACACTAGGTCTAACACTTCCAGGATTAGTTCTGTAAGCACCTATGCCTCTTCTAAAAACTGCACCGAGCATTCTTAAATTCACTCTCTTACCTGCTTTATCTCCATGCTTTTCATTATGGTCTTCAACTTTTTTTTGCAAACCTTTTTTCACTGCCGCAGTAAGTTGTTTTTCTTCTAATTCTTCTTCAAAAAATTTATCTCTTTCTCTATCAAGTTGTTTTACTTTTGCTCTTGACCAACTAAAACCTGCATCGCCACCCCATAGTGCCCAAGCTATTCTTCCTCTAGATGGATAACCCTCTTCTCCTCTATCAAAACCTTGACCTGTTTTATCGCTTTCATGACGACTAAAGAAACTAAACATTCTTCTAACAGTACTAGGAGATAATTTAACTTTATTTATAATTTGATTTGCTCTAGTTGCACCTACTCTAGTGCCACCTCTATTAAATTCTTTTCTCCATTCTAATCCTCTTTTAGCTTCTGAAACCATAGAGTCAGTAGGAACAGTATCAATATCAGATTCAGCTTTTAAAACTTCTTCTAAATCATCTTCATTATTAATTTGTTCAAAAGGATTATCTTGTAGTTCTTCAGGAACTTCTTCTTCTGGAATATCTTCTCCTCTATCTTCTTCATCAGTTTCTTCGTTAGCAATATTTAATGGCATTAAGTTTGCTGGTACCATTAAACTATCAGCACCATCTATTGGTTCATAACCTAACTGCTCTCTTGCTTCGTTTCTAGTTAAGATACCATCTTTTACACCTGCTGTCACAGATTCAAAGACTCGTCTTCTTTGTTCAGCCATAGCTGGTATTGAGTCAATGTCATATCTTAATTCTAATGCTTCATCATTAAATTGTTGAACTAACCACTCATTAAGATCGCCTTGAATTTTATCTAGTAAAGGAATAATTGTTTCATTGTATAATGCAAGTTTAGCTTCTGCAAAATTAGAATAAGTTTGTGAATCAGGAATACCTATAAGCTGACTTGGTACTCCATAAACTAAAGCAATATCTTTTGCTGACATATTTTTAAGTTGTATAAAATCCATATCTTTTGGACTTAAACCCATCTCTTTCCAATCAAAATCTCCCTCTAATAACATAGGTCTTCCTGCATTATTAGTTCCTGAAAAT